GGTAGAGCATCCTGCCATCGAAGAAGACTTCATCGCACTCAACGCTCAGAAGCGTCAGCTCTTTACTATGCAGAACCAAGAGAAGCGTCTGCTGATGGGTGCGGCACTTGTGCCGGACAAACCCATCTACCGCACCGATGGTGAGAACGAATACTACGTCTACTTCTCAAAGGCCACCGTGCGAAAGGCAATGGAGTTGTTCTTCAAGAACGGATACCAAAACAACGCCACCATCGAACACGACTACGATGTGGACGGCACTACGATTGTAGAGTCGTGGATCATCGAAGACGAGACCCTTGACAAGAGCCGTGCCTACGGCCTTGACCTGCCGGTCGGCACTTGGATGGTGTCAATGAAGATTGACAACGAAAGCATTTGGAGGCGTGTGAAGGATGGCGAGTTCAAGGGCTTCAGCATCGAAGGGTACTTCGTTGACAAGATGAACTTCAGCAAGCAGGAGCTTGCCAAGATTGAGGAGCAAGAGGCGGCTCTCGCATTGTCGCAAATCGTAGCCATCATCAAACGTGACGGACGAAAGAAGTCAGGCAAGCGTGTAGAGATGGAATCGTTTGCAGACTACCCTGAGGCGGTCAGCAACAACGCCAAGCGTGGCATTGAGCTGAACGAAAAAGGCGGCAACAAATGCGCCACCGCAGTCGGCAAACTTCGTGGTCAGCAGCTCGCACAGGGCAAGCCCCTATCGGTAGAGACCATCACACGGATGCACTCGTACCTATCAAGAGCCGAGACCTACTACGATGAAGGCAACACGGAAGCCTGTGGCACCATCAGCTACCTCTTGTGGGGTGGCCTTGCAGGCAAGCGTTGGGCAGAATCTAAACTTAAAGAACTCGGCAAATTATGATGCGTCCACAACGCCTACCCGTAGCCTCACCAAGAGGCGGCAACAGGGGATGTCTATGCAAGAACAACACCTACTCAAGAGCGTGCTGCGATGGTTCTCTGCAAGCTCAAGGCGTAGGCTCACTCGTAGGTCAAGGCACAAGCGTCCGTATACGAGGCGAAGAATGGCAAACCATCAACACCCGATGGGAGGCCACCAACACGCTTTGGCAGGACTTGTAAAAATGTAACAATTAACCAACCCCTTTTTATTTAGTTAGATATGAAAGCAAATTCAATCCTAAACCGAATCCTTGCAGAATTGGCCTCCGTCCGTGAGGTTAAGTTTGCAACTATGAACCTTGAGAACGGAGCCGTTCTTGAGGCTGAAGCCTTTGAAGCAGGCAATGAAGTTTTTGTCGTTAGTGGCGAAGACCGTGTACCTGCTCCCGTAGGAGAACACAAGCTCGAAGATGGTCGCATCCTCGTGATTGTTGAAGAAGGAATGATTGCAGAGATCAAAGAAACTGAAGCTCCGGTTGAAGTTGAAGTTGAGATGCAGTCAGAAGAAGCCGTTGCAGTTGCTGAAGAAGTAGCTGAGGAGGCCGTGTCTGAAGTTGCTCAGGAGGTTGTTGCCGTTATTGAGGTAGCAGTCGCTGAAGCAGTTGCTCCACTTGTTGAGGAGATTCAGAACGAGATGAAAAAAATGAAGGATGAGATGGCTAAGTACAAAGAGGAGATGGCTTCTGCAAAGAAGGAGTTTTCTGCTCAAGCTGCTGCCAAGCCAATCAAGCACAATCCTGCAACAAAGCAAGCCAACAAGGTTGAATTTAATCGTCCTATGAAGTCGATTGACCGAGTCCTTGCACGTCTTAACAAATAATAAAAACAGAAAATGGCAACGACCACTTCAATCACTACGAACTACGCAGGTCAATTTGCGAGTAAGTACATCTCTGCTGCTCTTTTGAGCGCAGACACGCTTGACAAGGGACTCATCGAGATCCTTCCAAACGTAAACTTCAAAACCACCCTTCAGAAGGTAGGTACTGATGACATCGTAAAAGATGCCACTTGTGACTTCACCGCTACCTCTACCCTCACTTTGACCGACCGTGTCCTTGAGGTAGAGCCTTTCCAAGTTAACCTTCAGCTTTGCAAGAAGGACTACTACGATTCTTGGATCGGTGGTCAAATGGGCTTCTCTGCCTACGATAGCATCCCTGCTTCTTTCGCTGACTTCTTGATCGCTCACGTAGCTGCCAAGACTGCCCAAAAGATTGAGCAAAACATTTGGAACGGAAACGCTGCTTCAGCAGGTGAGTTCTCAGGTCTTATCTCTTTGATGACTGCTGACTCTGACGTTGTAGACGTAACTGCTACGACTGTGGATGCAAGCAATGTCATTGCTCAGCTTGGTCGCGTCGTAGACGCCATACCGTCAGCACTTTATGGTAAAGAGGACTTGACCATCTACGTCCCACAAAACGTAGCTAAGGCTTACGTTCGTGCGCTTGGTGGCTTCGGTACTTCAGGTCTTGGTGCCAACGGTGTTGACAACAAAGGCACTATGTGGTACGGACAGGGTGACTTGTTCTTCGATGGCATCCGTGTAGCTATGGTTAACGGCCTTCCTTCAAACAAGATGGTAGCTGCTCAGTCAAGCAACCTGTACTTCGGAACAGGCCTCCTGAACGAGCGCAACGAAGTTCGTGTACTTGATATGGCTGACCTTGACGGATCAGACAACATCCGTGTCATCTTGCGCTTCTTCGCAGGTGTTCAGTACGGTATCGGAACTGACGTAGTTCTCTACTCTTAATCCGACTTAACGTAAACCACGAGGGGGTGTGGGTTCTGCCCCGCCCCCTTTTTTAATTCTAAAAAAACAAACTGAACAATGGCTTGTGATTTATCTTTAGGCAGAGCGATTCCGTGTAAAAATGTGGTCGGAGGGCTGCGGGCAATTTACTTCGCTGACTTCGGGGACATCCCTTTCAGCGCAATCACGTTCGCTGATGCGACCGCAACATACGATGAAATTACCGACATTAGCGGTACGTTCACCGTTTACAAATATGACTTGAAGGGCAACTCATCTTTTGAGCAAGCATTCAACTCAAGCCGTGAGAACGGAACGACTTTCTTCACGCAGACCCTCAACCTCTCGTTGACCAAGCTGACGAAGCAAGACAACAAGCAGCTCAAAGTGATGGCATACGGACGTCCCCAAGTAATTGTAGAGGACTACAACGGCAATGCTTTCTTTATGGGTATGCAGTACGGTGCTGAGGTAACAGGTGGCACGGTCGTGACCGGTGCTGCAATGGGTGACCTTAGCGGTTACACCTTGACGTTGGAAGGTCAGGAGAAGGCTCCTGCTTACTTCATCGAGGGTGCGGTTCAGAACAATCCTTTTGCGGGTTGTGCTGCTACGGTAACAATTACCACAGGTACAAATTCCTAACGTATATTTGCTCTATTGATTCGAAAGAGTTGATGAGTGTATGGGATGGATGAGAGGGCTTCGGCCCTCTTTTCTTTTTCCAACAATTCAACAAGCGAAGGTTATTTAATTGAGATGCATATTCTTCAAGTATCGGCTTCGCCTCAATCAATCACGATCATCCCACGCTCCTTCCCTGCGAGCGTCACGATTCAGTTGATTGACGAATCAACAAACACTACGGCAACACCTGCGGTGACGGCTGCCTCTGCGAATGGTTTTATGACCATTACAGGCACGTTCTCGTTGGTGAACAACCGCTTCTATGGTTTGAAGGTTTTTAATGCGGGAAACCTAATCTATCGTGATAGGGTTTTCGTAACTTCACAAACCGAATACGACAAATTCACGGTCAATCAAAATGTCTACACCGAAGAAACAAGCTACGACAACGAGTTCATCATCATCTAAAGTTCACGTTGTCAACTTCAGCTCCTACACCACCCCCGAAATACGGGAGGTGCAGGGCAAGGAATGGGTCGAATATGGCGATGACAACAACTACTTTCAGTATTTGATTGACCGCTACAACGGCTCACCCACCAATAACGCCCTGATCAACGGCATCGTTGACTTTATCTACGGCAATGGCCTTGATGCTACCGACTCGGCTTCTAAGCCTGCGGAGTACGCTGCTATGAAGGGACTCCTGAACAAGGACTGTTTGCGCAAGATCGTAGCCGACTACAAGATGATGGGTCAATGCGCCATTCAGGTGGTGTACTCACGAGACCACAACACTATCGCTGAGGTTGCTCACATCCCTACCGAGACCCTGCGTGCTGAGAAGGCCAATGACGAAGGCGAGGTTGAGGCGTACTACTACGCCAAAGATTGGAGTGAGGTGGCGAACCGGAGAGAGACACCGACCCGCATCCCTGCGTTTGGCTTCAGCCAAGAGGCGATTGAGATCCTCTACATCAAACCATACCGAGCAGGATTCTACTACTACTCCCCTGTGGACTATCAAGGCGGACTGCCCTACGCAGAGCTTGAAGAAGAAGTTGCGAACTACCACATCAACAACATTCAGAACTCGCTCAGTCCATCGCTCTTGATCAACTTCAACAACGGAGTACCAAGCGAAGAAGAACGCAGGCAGATTGAGATGCAGATTGCCCAAAAGTATAGCGGGTCATCTAACTCAGGCAAGTTCATTTTGGCGTTCAACGACAACAAGGAATTGGCAGCAACAGTCGACACCATTCAGTTGTCGGATGCTGCTAACCAATATCAGTTCTTGTCTGATGAGGCTACCCAAAAGCTGATGGTTGCCCACCGCATCACCTCACCGATGCTCTTGGGCATCAAGGACAATTCAGGGCTTGGCAACAACGCTGACGAACTGAAGACCGCTTCAATCCTGTTTGACAACATCGTCATCCGTCCGATGCAAGAGGTCATCCTTGAGGGCTTAAACAAGATCCTTTCGTACAACGACCTGCGCTTGAACATCTACTTCAAGACGCTTCAGCCGCTTGAGTTCACCTCGCCAAGCGTACAGAGCGCAGAGGTAATCGAGGAGAACACGGGTGTCAAGGCTGACATCATCGCTGCTCCTGCGGTTGCTGACGCTGAGGCTCAAGAGGAGCTGATTCAGAAGGAGGCTTCGTACAACGGAGCGCAGATTGCAAGCTCGCTGCAAATTATGCAGAGCGTGAAGGACGGCATCCTTACGGTTGACCAAGCCATCACGTTCCTTGTGCAGATGCTTCAGTTTGACCCACAGGTCGCAAAGGCGTTGTTTGCGGGTAACTCTGCAAGCGTCATCACGCAGATGAAGTCACACAAATTCAAGCAAGAAGTACCTGAATTCACCCACGAAGAAGAACACAAGTGGATTGAGGCTCTGCGGGGAAAGGGTGAGGTCGTTGATTTAGATGAATGGGAACTCGTTTCTGACGAGGTAGTCAACGACCCTGACAATGAGGATGCCCACCTCGCCAAGCAGTACAACTTCGCAGTTGAGGACTTCAGCAATGCTGATGACCGCAGCACCTTCGATAGTGGCCTGTACAAGATCCGTTACGCCTACACCCGAAACATCAGCGCAAACTCTCGTGAGTTCTGCCGTGAGATGGTGGGAGCAGCAAACGGGGGAGTAGTATTCCGCAAAGAGGACATCGATATGATGAGCTTTAGCGGGGTCAATGGTCAGTTCGCACCGGAAGGTCAGAGCGTGTACTCTATTTGGAAATGGAAAGGCGGAGCGTTTTGTCACCACGCTTGGAGGCGTTTGGTGTACTTCCGCAAGCGATCAGGAGGCAAGTTCTTGCCGAACGAGGGATTGGACAACGACAAGCTCGTCAGCACGGAGCAGGCTATCAAGGATGGCGTTCCCACAGGCAAGCTCGTTCCTAATGCTTGGGATGAAGCTCAGACCCGTCCTATCGATACGCCATCTCGTGGCTCACTTAAATACGGATAGTGATGATCAAGGAGGCGGGGATATACAAATTGACGAGTCCAAGCGGCAAGGTTTACATCGGTCAATCATCAAACATTCGGAGACGTATGGTTGAGCATTTGAACCGATCTAAGACGGCCGTGAGCAAATTGTACTCATCGTTCAAAAAACACGGGTTTGATGCTCACAAAGTTGAAGTCCTATTTTTGAGTGATAGCCAATATGAGCGAAATCGAATGGAGCAGTTTTTCATAAACTACTATGATTCGGTCAAAAATGGTTTAAATTTAATCGATGTCATCGGGCCAACTAAATCTTTCACCGGTCGCAAGCACTCGCCTGAGGAGGTTGAGCGAATCAAGGCTCGTATGAAGGGCGTTGCGCCCGTTTGGGCTTTTGAGAAAAACAAGAAAAAGATTTTCTGCGAAACCCTGAATGAGACATTTGAATCGACCCGTGCAGCCGCAAAAGCTCTTGGCGTAAGTCAAGCCCTCGTGTCTATGATGGCAAACGGCAAGCACACTAACAAATACAAAGTAAGATTTTTATGAAAGCCCTTTGGATCAAGCGTGAAGATTTAGTGCGGAATACTGCGCTCGGTGGCAATATCGACACCGACAAGTTCATTCAGTTCATCTCCATCGCTCAGGACATCCACATACAGAACTACACAGGCACCAAGCTCTACGACAAGATCAGCAATGACATCATTGCCAATACTCTTGCAAACCCCTACTTGGCGTTGGTTACGGACTACTTGCAGCCGATGGTCATCCATTGGGCAATGGTTGAGTACATCCCATTTGCAGCCTACACGATCGCCAATGGTGGGGTGTTCAAGCATAGCTCAGAGAACAGTACCACCGCTGACAAGGTTGAGGTTGACTACTTGGTGAACAAGGCTCGTGACTTGGCTCAATACTACACCGACCGCTTCATCACTTATATGAGCTACAATCAGGCTACGTTTCCTGAATACTATTTGAACTCGAATGCTGATGTGTACCCTGACACGGACGCAAACTTTGCAAGTTGGGTATTATAGTGAACTATGAGCAAGAAGCAAACCTACAAACCGAAACCGAGCAACATAATCAAGCTCAAAAGTTATTTAGGAGAGAATGGGAATACAAGGCGATTGGGGACAAGGAGCAGCAAACAATGACATCTATTGGGGTCAGGCTGCTGCAACGAATAGTATCTCTTGGGGATACGTTCAGCCATTGTCATATGGTCACCCGACTACGAACTTGTACGGCAACAACGAGCAGACTGCTTGGAACTTGATTGCTGAGATTTGGAACACTTGGGACACAACTTGGAATAGCTAAAAATGGGAACAACTTTAACGGGGACTACTCCCCAAGACACTTACGATAGCCTTATTAAGGTTACCGACAACGGGCCGATTAGCGGTACGGCTAAATACCTATCTGATGGATTGGGCAATGATTCAATTCTTGCTTTGTCAACGGCTCGGGTAGGAGTTGGTACGAGTAGTCCTTCGGCTAAATTGGATGTTGCGTTACCATCTGATGGTACTGCGGGTGCTATTTTTGGATATACGGGTGGAAGTAACAACCCACGCTTGTTCTTCAATGTAAACGAAAGCACAAGTAAAGGTCAAATCATTTTGAGCGGAAGTGCAGGTGCTTTGGATTTTGGTCTTGGTGCGGGAGGCGCAGAAATAATCACCCTAAAGGGTTCAGGCAACGTAGGCATCGGCACAAGTTCGCCTGCGACTAAATTAGAGGTAAATGAAGCCGCAGGGGGTGCCCAAGTAACAATTTCGGGAATTGCATCTACAGAAGGTGCCATACTTAATTTTAAGAACCGAGCAGTAACGCAATTTGCGGGCGACCGAAACATTGTTCAGATTGACAATTATCTTTATGATAATGCTTCTACAACTGCGGGTGGAATGACTCGCATAAAGTCGGGTCATACGGGTAGCGGTGTGAACTCATCTTTTATCTCGTTTAGCACTTCGCCTAACAATGGAAACCTTACGGAGCGTGTTCGTGTAACTAATGACGGCCTAACCTTCAACGGGGACACCGCAGCAGCCAACGCCCTTGATGACTACGAGGAGGGGACTTTTACTCCGACTGCGTATGGTGCTACGTCAGCAGGAACTACTACATACAACAACCAAAATGGCTACTACACTAAAATTGGTCGTATGGTCAATGTTAGTTTCTTTGTGAGCTACTCTGCTTTGACGGGAACAGGTAGTCTGTTGCTTGGTGGATTGCCTTTTGCAATTTCCAACTCAACTCAAAATTACCCTATCGGCTCTTTGGTTGCTGATGGTTTGAATTGGACAGGTGGGACATACTTGCAAGCTATCGGACTTCAGGGTGAAACCAACATAGCCATCAACTATATTGCTGATGATGCATCGGTAGCAAACCAACAATGTGTAAATGAAGCTGCTTCGCTTCGTATTAACTTGACATACTTCGTATAAAAAATAAAACTAAACAAAATGATTGAAGAAGTAATCTACGTAAGCGCCTTCAACGTCAAGATTGACGGAACGATTGAAGTACGCAAGACCACCGATGTAACCAAAGATGGCGCAGTTATCGCCTCATCTTATTGGCGCACGGTACTTCAGGTAAACGACCCCGCAGCCGATGAGGTATTGGGAGTTGATGGCTACTACCGCACTTTGGCTAACGATGCTTGGGCTATGGTTCCTGCACCTGTTGCCGTAGTTGAGGAAGCAGCAGCCGAGTAAACTATCTTTGGGGAAATATAAACCCAATGGAACATCTACAACAACGCTTGGATGCTTTGAAGCAGCAAGAGGCGAACCTACTAATGCAATTAGATGAAGTTCGTGTGCTGATTCAAGCCTACGAGAATACCCTTAACAAAGATGACAAAGGAGTCGGCTGATAGCGTTATCACGTCTTGGTCTTTAACGGGAGCAGGTCTCCTTGTGAGCTATGCCCATCAAGCGTTGGGTTTAGCGGTTCTTGTAACCTCACTTGCGTACACTCTTTGGAAGTGGCGAAGGGACTACAAGAAGCAACAAAACGGGCTATGATTATCGAGCGTCTTTTTAAGAATCCCAAGACCACCATCTTGGGACTTCTTATTTTAGGGCTATGCTTTGTCCTTGTGTTCTACGAGAAGGCAACGCTCACGGAGGTATCGGCTTTCTTGATGGGAGCCTTTGCATTAATGTTTCTAAAAGACCCTAACGATGGCAAAGCAACAAGCGACAAGTAACCACGTCAGCAAGAGCAAGAAGCGAGGCAAGCATTCCAAGAGTGCAAGTAGCAACAAGGCAAGCAAGAACTACAAGAAACCCTACGCAAGTCAAGGGCGATGAGAGACCTTAAACGAATCATCCTACATTGCACGGCTACCCCTGAAGGCCGTCACGTTAGCGTTGACACCATCCGCAGGTGGCACGTCAAGGACAGGGGATGGAAAGACATCGGCTACCACTACGTCATCTACTTGGATGGATCGGTACACGAAGGCAGACCCATTGAGCAGTCGGGAGCGCACACAAGCGGTCACAACAAGGACTCCATCGGTATCGTCTACGTTGGTGGGTGTGATAAAAATATGAAAGCAAAGGACACTTTGAACGAAGCACAAGAGGTGGCGTTAGTTAATTTGATACAGGCATTGCGAGCAACACACGGAGAAATGACCCTACACGGACACAACGAGTTTGCTGCAAAGGCTTGCCCTTCGTTCAACGTCAAAACCAAATTCCATTGGCTTCTTTAGAGGACTTCATCAACGACTTAGAAAATGCTCAACAACCGACTTGCAACATTGACAATCCTGACGGCTGCGATTCTTGCGGGTCTTAGCGGATGCCGTACTGCTCAACCCATCCTCGAATCTGTGACTGTTCGGGACACGGTAATTGTAACGGACACAAAGTACCTCATCGACACATTGGAGGTGATGAAGGACACCGTGATCTACCAAGACAAGGTTCGCCTTCAGCTTCAGTACATCGACCGAAAGGTGGTCGTTGAGGCAGCTTGTGAGCCTGATACCATCCGCATCACCCAAACCAAGATTCTGACCAAGCAAGAGCCAAAGCGCAAGGGTTGGAACTTCGACCAAATGGTGCTTGGTGTTATTCTGATTCTGACCATCCTCTACTTCTTCAAGCGTTGGGTAGATAAGTTGACGGAGTAAATATACCCATTTAAGGCACTTTTAAGCCCTTTAGGGAGGTTTTATACCTCAAAAGGTATACTGACCTACCTTGATATATTTTGATGCGTTAGAAGCGAGATTCTTCTTTTTTCTTTACTTGGTTTCTTTTTTCTTTCAAGTAATTGGTAAGTTGATATTATACTTGAGAGTTGATATTACTTGAGTTAATATATACCTGTAGGTATATTAACTATCAAGTAAGTTGTAAAAAAAAACAAATAAAATTTTAAATACGCAAGTACCTATGCTAATTTATAGTGATTCTAAATAATGAATGACCATATCTACATCTATTGGGATGACTTACCTTTGAGCAAACCAACAGGAAATGAGCAAGACACCAACCTACTACATCGGCAAGACTCGTGGCATCGAGGCGAAAGACGTGGTGATGGACTTCCAACCTGACAACTACAACTTAGGTACGGCCCTCACCTACCTGATGCGAGCAGGAAAGAAGCCCAACAACCCAATCACCCAAGACATCCGCAAGGCTATCGCACACCTTGAGTTTGAATTAGAACGCCAAATCCACCTACAGTCACAAGATGAGCAACGAGCAACAAGCACAACAAATGAGGGAATCAATGTCAACTATGCAGTATTATACTAACCCTGCCAAGCGCAGGAAAATTGACTTCTTGCTTGCGGAGTGTGCTTCTATCTTTGCCAACTGCGATAGCACGTATGCTGCTCGCCAACAGGCGAAATACAAAGAGCAAGAGCTGCTCGCTCAGATCGCCAAGCTCGACTACCACTTCGCCATTCAATGCGGGTACCAACAGGCCGACTAACGTCCTACACGGTCACCATCGGCAAGGTGCCGAGCCTAAATGCATTTTATGCATCTAAGCATTGGACAGTCCGAGCCAAAGCCAAAGAGAAGCATTGCGGTGAGGTGTTGCAACAACTGCAACAACTCGACCAATACGAGCTTCAGCACGTCAGCATCACGTGCAGAGTCCACTACCGCTACGACTTGGACAATAGCGTGATGGCAATCAAGTTTGCTTTGGATGCGTTCAAGCAATGGGGAGGGGTGAAGGACGATAGTCCGAAGTACGTTGACCGGATAAAGATGGCCTTTGATCCATCACTCCCAAAAGACACCGCAGAAATTATTTTCGAGGGTTACGTTGTGGATTCCGATTCTTGATTATATTTGTAGAGTCAAACTCAAATACCAATCAGATGACACTATCACTTTCTCAAGAGGTTTACTCTCAAACCATAATGGCGCAGCAAGCGTCTATTCAAGCACTCCAAAGCAAAGTACAAGAGCTTCAAGCTCGTATCGAAGTGTTGGAGCAGCAATCTCACCTATTCATTTAAAACCAATCAACAATGGCTAAAATCGTAAGCATCACCCCAACGGGGCAATGGCAAGACCTGTTCAAGTTGGAGATCCGTTTCGACAACGGAGACTTCGGAACTGCGTTTGCAAAATCACAGACCCCCTCTTATGCCGTAGGCGATGAGGTAGAGTACACCAAGAACGAAAAGGGTACTGTCAAAATCCAACGCCCGAACAATTTTGGCGGTGGTGGAAGTTTCGGAGGCAGCTTTTCCAACGCTTCGAAATCGTCAGGAGATGACCGTTCCGCTTCCATCATCCGCCAAGTTG